ATGAGTGAAGCAGAATATTTTTCCCATTTCATATCTAACGGCAATGGGAAGTTATTAGAAATTCCGCAACGTAGGGGCAGGCAGGATGGCGTTTTTATAGATTGGTTGTCATTCACGATGCACGAAGATTCCTTGATGAAAGTTTCCGGATGCCCATTAGTTTCCGATGCCGAATATATGTTTGTTTTGAGCAAAAAATTGGAGGAAATATTAGGGTTTGGCATCACGAGCAGATGCAAATCGAAGGGCAATAAATTTTACGATTCGATGTTTAGGTTGGGATCGGAAGAAGTTGACTACGGCGAAGTCCATTACGGAGGTCAGCGAAATACGGTTTTAATCGAATTGAAAGGTGTAGGTTGCAACATTGCAAATCCCGGTTGGGAATTGAGGCTTAAGCAGTTTTTGGAAGATTCATTGAGACCTAGGATAACGCGGGTAGATTTGGCACTCGATTTTTTTGATGGGGAGTACACGCCGGAACAGGCACTTTTGGATCACGATAACGGTTTTTTCGATAACAGTAACATGAGGCCGAAATCTGAAATGGTTGGAACGGCTTGGCGGAGAGAGGACGGGAGCGGCAAGACATTTTATGTAGGTCGCAAGAAAAATTCTCGTTTTGTGCGTGTTTATGAGAAAGGCAGGCAGCTAGGCGATAAAGAAAGCAAGTGGGTAAGGTTCGAAATTCAGTTTAATCATGGAGATATGGAAATACCTTTGGATATTCTGATAAATCAAGGTTCTTACTTTTCAGGCGCTTTCCCGATTTGTCAGAAATTTAAAAATATGCCGAATCCGGAAAGGTTCGATTACCGTAAAAAAGTGGCTAATTTAACTTTTCAGCATAAATTGAGATACGCAAAAAACGCGGTCGGCAAACTGATTAATTTCATGTTTGATATGGGTTTTGATAGTGATGAAATTGTCAGATATCTGAAGGCAGATTTGGGGTATCCCAAAGGGCTAGAACCTGAAAAATATTCGTTGGCCGGATTGAAGGAATCTTTGAAATTCGGCTTTATCCACGAACAACCGGATGTAGATTTAGAGGTTGAATTGGAAGAACTCGGAATTATCAAATTTAAGCAATCAGATAAATTCGATCCGGATAAAAGGCTTTTCGATCCACATCACGATGTAGAAAGTGAGAGGCAATATCAGCTTTATCTCGACAGAATGTATGATCTTCATGCAAATCAAAATTAACCTAAAAAGGAAAAATTAATATGTTTAATCAAACTCAAACTGTAACTTATCCCGCAACTTTTTTAGGAGCTAAAAAATTCAAAGGCGAAATTGATGGCTCTAATATCGACACTTGTTCCGTATTGGTTGCAACACCTTTGCCGGCACAGTCGGGAAATGCTGTTGGATTCACGGCAGCACAAATGAAGTTCGGGGACAGTAAGAATTTCTCAAAATTAGAGAATCTCAAATACCCGTGCGAAGTTATGGTAACGGTTGAAATGACTTCGACAGGTAAGGGCATGGTTCCTTCATTAATTGATTTTCAGGTGGCAGAAAAGCCGAAAGGTTGATTTATGAAATTTGAAGAACGTTTCATAGTTCAAGACTTGGAAACGCATGACTTTATTTATCCCGATCCTTTCGGTGATGTGGGGTTTACTCAAAATATTAAATCAGCAGGTCAATTTGAAAGCTACGAAGATGCGTTGAATTCAGGCATAAATGAAATAGGCGGAGGATTCCAAATATTTCAGTTCTTCGTGAAATCGGAATAAAAGAAAAACAGGCTCGGCGGGCGGTCTGTCAACCTTTCACAAAGCCCGCAACAAAGGAAAAATATCATGAAAATGAACCTTGCAACACTAATTATCGGCTGGGTGGTCTGTATGTTTCTTTTTCTTTTCGCCATCCTCTATTTTATCGGCTAAAAACGAGATTCGGGAAAGACTTCGCCCGGATGAAGCAAGTCAAGAAGTCGTCTTACTTTAAACATCAAAAAAAGGAAAAAAACGATGAACATCGTTAAAAAATATGCTGTAAAAGCATTGTTGGCAGCCGGTATCTTCACACCGGCTATTGTTATGGCAGATGGCTTTGATGCATCCGCGATTGGTACGCAAGTGGCGAATGTAATCATGGGTTTTGTGGCAATGGTTTCCGCCGTGGGTATGGCGGCAATTACCGTGATTCTTGCAATCCAAGGCTTCAAAATGGCTTGGAGCATGATCAAATCTGTCAAATAACGGCAGTGAAGAAAGAGGGGGCGCGTAAATGAGCTTTCGTGTCGGTATGAATTGTTTTGATACAAGATTGCAGGCAGACGACTATTTATTGTCGTCCCTTCCCCCTACCGTTACCCAGGACGGAAAAATCATCAGGCCGGAAAGGGTGGGCGAAAAATGGGTGCTGAACGGAAATCCGGTCACGCTGGCTTATCCGAAATGTTCTAATTTTGAGCAGATCAAACAGGGTTCTTATGTAGGTTCAACGGTTTTAATTCTGTTCGTAGTCATTTACGGCTTCAGGCTTTTGATTAATTTTTTAAAAGACATAGGCAAGGTTGGTACTGATTGATGGTTATTGATTTTTGGTTTCTTCTAGGTTTCTTCTTGGCTTTGTCTGTTGCTTGGCTGTTTTGGTAACGGTTGGTAGAATCGGCTTTTTAGAGTGTTTTAAAAGGTCCGAATTATGTTTATTTCTGAATATCATTTAGTTAAATTTCAAACTGATTCACATATTTATAGAGATTTACCACAAGCGTTAATTTATTATAGGGAATTGATTAGAAAAGGGGTTTTTAAATCTTCGTTTTCATTTGATATTTTTAGAAATTTCTTTCATCGTTATGATAGAGATTTTATAGAAATTCAATTCCCTGATTCTTCTACATTATTAATTAAATTAGATGAAGCAAAATGTTATGTTTCTTATCCTAGGGCGAAATTTTTTAAAGATTATCCTATGCTTTAGTTTTTTTGTACCTAAATTTGCATTGGCATCAGTAAATGTTCCGGGTAAATTTGATAGGGTTGAAGTTTATGATGATGGCAGATATTTAGGTATTCGAGGTTCAGATGACAAAAGAAGAAGAATTTGGAAAGGTGTATTTGATAGAGAATCGGGAAGATATTTAACTTCAGAAGCTCAAGATTTAAAAGTTAGGCATGTATCTACTGGAGCATCAAGTACTGGTAAAGTTAGTTCGGTTGTATCTTCATCAGTTTCCCGCGCCGGCGTATTGGCGGGGGTCGGCAAACTTGCCCGCTTAGGCGCGAAATTCAGCACAAGGGCAGTTCCTTATGTCGGAACCGCCCTTTTAGCCCATGACGTATACGAAACTTTCAAAGAAGACATACAGGCACAAGGCTACCAATACGACCCCGAAACCGACAAATTTGTAAAAGGCTACGAATATAGTAATTGCCTTTGGTACGAAGACGAAAGACGTATTAATAGAACCTATGGCTGCTACGGCGTTGACAGTTCGATTATGCGCCTTATGTCCGATTACAGCAGATTCCCCGAAGTCAAAGAATTGATGGAAAGCCAAATGTATAGGCTGGCACGTCCGTTTTGGAATTGGCATAAAGAAGAACTGAATAAATTAAGTTCTTTGGATTGGAATAATTTTGTTTTAAATCGTTGCACATTTGATTGGAATGGCGGAGATTGTTTGGTCAATAAAGGTGATGATTTCAGAAATGGGGCTGATTTTTACCTTAGCCGCAATCAGAAATACAAAGAAGAAATGGATGCCAAAAAGCTGGAAGAGATTTTATCGTTGAAAGTCGATGCCAATCCCGACAAATACATAAAGGCAACCGGATATCCCGGTTATTCCGAAAAAGTAGAAGTCGCACCCGGAACAAAAGTGAATATGGGGCCCGTCACGGACAGGAACGGGAATCCCGTTCAGGTTGTCGCAACATTCGGCAGGGATTCGCAAGGCAACACCACGGTGGATGTTCAAGTAATCCCGCGTCCCGACTTGACCCCTGGAAGCGCGGAAGCACCGAACGCACAGCCGCTGCCCGAAGTATCGCCCGCCGAAAACCCCGCAAACAACCCGAACCCCAATGAGAACCCCGGCACGCGTCCCCAATCCCGAACCGACCCCGATTTGAATCCCGATGCAAATCCCGATACGGACGGACAGCCCGGCACAAGACCCGATTCCCCCGCCGTTCCGGATCGCCCAAACGGTAGGCATCGCAAAGACGGAAAGGAAGGCGAAGACGGCGGCCTTTTGTGTAAATTCTTCCCCGACATTCTCGCTTGCGACAGGCTGCCCGAGCCCAATCCGGCAGAAGATTTAAATCTGCCGTCTGAAACCGTCAATGTAGAGTTTCAGAAATCAGGAATCTTTCAAGATTCCGCACAGTGTCCCGCACCTGTCACTTTCACAGTGACTGTGCTTGATTCAAGCAGGCAGTTCGCGTTCAGCTTTGAGAACGCATGTACCATAGCCGAACGGCTAAGGTACATGCTTCTCGCCCTTGCTTGGGCGGTTGCCGCCTTTTTTTGTATCCGCACAGTATCCCGTGAAGTCTAGCAGGCGCAGCACCGCCGGGCTTCAGTAACTTGTGCCAAGGCAGGGGGAGGACGTCCAGAAAGATTTGTAAAGACGGCTTTATCGTCTTTATAAATCTTTTTGGATACCCCTTGCCGCCCCGCCAAAAGAACACACTCTGCCGCAAGGGCAGGTGGTAAGGCGCGCGCCTTTTGCGCCGTCCCCCTGCCCCCGCAGCGTCGCAAGTGAGACTGGGGGTGTGGGGGCTAGTCCCCGCAAAATCTTTCAGATTAAGAAACATTTTTTTAATGAGGCAACCGTGCCTTTTAAGAAAGGGATAGCAAATGAAATTGTTGGCCGCATTGATTCCGCTTTTGATGAGCGTGGCAGGCCGTATATTGACTGCATTAGGCTTGATGGCGGTAACCTATTCAGGGGTGGATAGATTGGTAGCCCATTTTCAGCAGGCGATAACCAATAGCATAACGGGCGCGCCTCAAGCGATGTTGCAGCTTTTTTATATAAGCGGCGGTGGAACCGTTCTTAATATCCTGTTTGGCGCGATCGCCTTTATTCTGTCATTCAAACAAATGACAAAACTAGCAACCTCAATCGGGAAGAAAAAATAAATGGCAGAGATCTGTTTGATAACCGGCACGCCCGGTTCAGGGAAAACATTAAAAATGGTTTCCATGATGGCGAATGATGAAATGTTTAAGCCTGATGAAAACGGCATACGCCGTAAAGTATTTACGAACATAAAAGGCTTGAAAATACCGCACACCTACATAGAAACGGACGCAAAAAAGCTGCCGAAATCGACAGATGAGCAGCTTTCGGCGCATGATATGTACGAATGGATAAAGAAGCCCGAAAATATCGGGTCTATTGTCATTGTAGATGAAGCTCAAGACGTATGGCCGGCACGCTCGGCAGGTTCAAAAATCCCTGAAAATGTCCAATGGCTGAATACGCACAGACATCAGGGCATTGATATATTTGTTTTGACTCAAGGTCCTAAGCTTCTAGGTCAAAATCTTAGAACGCTTGTACGGAAACATTACCACATCGCTTCAAACAAGATGGGTATGCGTACGCTTTTAGAATGGAAAATATGCGCGGACGATCCCGTAAAAATGGCATCAAGCGCATTCTCCAGTATCTATACACTGGATAAAAAAGTTTATGACTTGTACGAATCAGCGGAAGTTCATACCGTAAATAAGGTCAAGCGGTCAAAGTGGTTTTACACTCTGCCAGTAATAATATTGCTGATTCCCATTTTTGTCGGCCTGTCCTATAAAATGTTAAGTAGTTATGGAAAAAAACAGGAAGAACCCGCAGCACAAGAATCGGCGGCAACAGAACAGCAGGCAGTACTTCCGGATAAAACAGAAGGCGAGCCGGTAAATAACGGAAACCTTACGGCAGATATGTTTGTTCCGACATTGTCCGAAAAACCCGAAAGCAAGCCGATTTATAACGGTGTAAGGCAGGTAAGAACCTTTGAATATATAGCAGGCTGTGTAGAAGGCGGAAGAACCGGATGCACATGCTATTCGCATCAAGGTACGGCATTGAAAGAAGTGACGCAAGTGATGTGTAAGGACTATGTAAAAAACGGCTTGCCGTTTAACCCATACAAAGAAGAAAGCCAAGGGCGTGATGTCCAGCAAAGTGAGAAGCAACATTCGGACAGGCCGCAAGTTGCCGCGTTGGGCGGAAAGTCTCAGCAAAATCTTATGTATGATAATTGGCAGGAGCGCGGAAAACCGTTTGAAGGAATCGGCGGGGGCGTGGTCGGATCGGCAAACTGA